TGTGCATCATAGGTAGAATCTATATAAGTTTTTAACTGTTCTAGTATGATATCTTCATTGAATTTATACTTGCTCACTTTGCTGTAATCCTTTTTTCATAATCTGCAAAATCTTCGTTCCACCAATGAGGTTTACCTCGATGTGACCATGCTGCAAAAGTTGCTTTGTCAAGATGATAATAATCTCTATATGATTGTATTGGATTATCATAATCTTTTAATTCTTCAGGCATTGCCAACCCAAAAGTTGTAAATCCTACTCTTGGAAGATTAATAGTGTCTGGTAATTTATTTACTACTTCCATTACTGATTTGTGTAGTTTTCCGTAGCGATAGTGGTATTCATCATTCAAAGCGTTTGCATAACAATGAACCCACTCATGATTATCCAATGATTCCCTAGCCCAGATTGTGCAGGGATGATTATACATCATTGGAAGGTAAGGGATGGGTCGTTCCTCAGGGGGTAAGTGTTTAATCTCAGCTTTCGCTTTGTTCATTACTTCTCTCTCCTCTGCGTTGAGAGCACGAGGAACGAAGCCCAAAAGTTTGTCTATCCAAACTGTCGTGCAAAGAATTTGAGCAGCCTCGAGTGGCATTTTAACAATATGTTTGTCAACATGATACTCTGCTGCTTTGTCTAAGTCCTCGTCAAGATAGAATAAATTCATATTATATCCAACACTTATAGACGCCACAAAGATTGTCTGCATTTTCTGTAGTGTTACAGTATTTGCAGACCTTATCCTTGTTTTTTTCTTTGCGTTTCTTCATTAGTTCTTTGAATTTTTTCATAACCTATATTATACAAAATTATGAAGGAAAAGTCAAGAACTATTTTTTACTTGCCAAAGGCTTTTCCAGCTTCGGATATTCCAAACGCTCCTAATGTTACTATAACAAAAGAGGTATAGATTGTATCACTTATTACTAAATCTTGTCCAAAGAATGCAGTAACAAGGTCACAAATACCGAAGATACACATAAGTGCAAAAGAAACAAATCCTATTACAGATTTTTCATTTATATCATTATCATCTAAGAATAAATCTATAAACTTTCTTTTTGGAGGTGCCAACTGTTTCTTAGCTTTTTCTGCCTCTGTCTTTAATTCTTTAATAGTATCCTCGGCATTGTCTAGTTTTTCAACTAAAGACATATATTTGTCAAGGTCTATTTGAACTTCGTTTCGGCTGTTAACTGCTTCGGACATTATTTATCCTTTGCTTTACCAACATTAAGCGCACACCAATCCATGACCATATAGACTTTTTTCATCCATCCGTCATCAATAGGAGTTGGGGTAAGTGCTGCAACCGCAGAACAAACCATAACTATAGTTGGAACCACAGCTATAAAAGCTTCGATCCATTGAAAGAATGCTATCATAGTTCTCTCCTTTTGCTCTTTCGAGCCTTGCCTATTTAGTTAGGCAACTTCATATTTTATAATCGTATTTAATTGAAAATCTTCCCATCTTTTACAATCAAGGCGATAAACCAAAATACGATCAGATTCTGACTGATTAACTCTATTCGAGTAATAAGTCGAATTTAGTGTACAAAGTGCTGTTTTTTCTTCTCCAGATACTAAACTGGTAAAAGTTATTTTCACAATGTTATTTTCTAAAACTTTTTTTATTTCGTTAAACTTTATCATTTATTTAATACTAGGTGTACTGCATGAGCCCAGTGAACATCTTCCACGAAGATACAATGCACCGTATCATAACCTAATTTTTTAACTGCTGCTAATCTTTGATTACCTGAATAACAGAGAAAAGGTTTATTACTCTCTCTTTTTTCAGTGTTTTTGTTCTGTGTTATATAAGTATAATTTTCTTCTGTATTATTTACTATTACTATTGGTGTTTGAAGTCCTGCTGTCATTAAACTATCTAGCAGGGCTGTATTGTTCTTATAATCTATAACTGTGTCTATAGTGTCAATATGCACTAAAATTGGTGCATATTCTGATTCTTGTAATCTATCTTCTTTAAATAAATATGCCGATACTTTATCGACATGGGACTTAATAGTCCGTATGCTGGTATTCAATACCTAATCTCTCCTCTATTTCTGCTAATCTATTTTCTATTTCTTCGAGCCACTCTTCGTTTTCTTCAAATCTTCCTTGTACTACAGGGTTTCTATCAAAGAATTTTGCCCCTCTTGACATCGTCATATAGTGATGTAAAGTTGATAAATACTCTTTAATTCTTTGAAACATCTTCAGTGGTTACCTTTCTATAATATACTACTACTTGTTTAAGTTCGTTAATGTATCTTTTTAACTCTTGCATATTGTATGCCATAAGTTCATAATCTGGAACTGACATAGCAAAAAATACAAGCTGTCCTTGATCTTTTTCAACTCTTGCTAAAAATTCTTCAAGATTTGCACTTGATACAACATACCAATAAGGTTCTTTTAAATCAATCTCTCTTGGTAATATTGGTTGTGCTATCTGCCTTTCTATTGGTTTTGCACTAACTTCAATCTTTTTTGTTGGGAACAGACTGCACTGTGAGACCATCATCAGCGGCATCAATATCCCTACTATCGTTTTCAATTCCATCGAATACTTCCTTTGTTGCTTTATTTACTTTTGGTTCTATTAAGCCAGGCTTTGCAGCTGCTAACTTAGTAAGATTGTGTCTTTTAAATATGTCAAGATAACGATTCATTTCTTTTTGTATTTCTTGACCTTTTATTTGTAATTCATTTAGTTGTGATGTTTGTAATGCAAAATCATTTTGTAAGCTACTAATTGCTTCTTCTTGCATTTGAACTGCACTTTCTAACTTGGCATTATTTTCTTTTAAGGTAGAGTTTTCATTCCATAAAAGAAAACATGCACCTGCTAAAACTACACTAATTCCCAGAAATACTTGATTCATCTTTCCATTTTTCCTCTTTCAGCATTGTTACAAACTCTTGAATGTATTCTTCTAGTGTCATTCCTCTACTTTCCGCGTGTGCCGCGGCTTTTAGTAGTAATTCACTATCGAACTTGATCTTCATGTCAGACATGAGACCAATCTTTTCCTTCAAATAGTAATGCTTCTGCTTCTCTGCGTCTAGTAAGTCCTTCAAGAACTTTACCACCTGCTTTGTTCCATCTTTTAATTTGTGCTGGTACATCTTCGTATTGTCCTGCATTGACAACTTTTAACATGGTACTAGAATTAAGATTTGTTGGACCGAGATTATATGTCCATGATACCAATGCATCAAACATGCACTGATCTAATTGATTTTCTACTGCTTTTAGCACATGGTTTTCATACTCTACGAGTTCTTCCATGAGCATTTCTTCTGCTTGTTCTTTTGTGATTTTCATTCCTTCATGAACACCTTTAATGTGTCCATATCCGATTGTCCAAACTCCTACTGCATCTTGATATGCTTCGAGTTCACAACCTTCAAACTTTTTAATTAAGGCTAAGCCTTCTTGTGATATTTTCATATGCTAAAACTTTCTCCACAGCCACATTGTGCTGTTTCTTGTGGACTTTGAATTAAAAACTTTTCGTTTAGTCCATCTTCTTCCCAATCTATGTTGATTTCTTTTACATATCCCCATGTCATAGGATCTACTGCAATTATCCCATAGAATACTGCATCACTGTGAATTGTTGGCTCATCTAAGTATTTTAACTCATATGACCAACCATTACAGCCATTCGGTAGTAAAGAGAGTCTAACTCCCCATACTTGTTTACTTGCTACTCGTTCTTGTAGTTTTTCGAGAGCCGTATCGCTTACTGTTATCATGCGGCATTAACCTCCGTATTGAATCTTCTAGTTCCTTTTGCAATATATTTGCATAGTCTAGTAACTCTCTGTCTTGACTTTTTCGCTTTGCCCTAAGACGAAGCGCACTCTTGCGAGTACGCTTCGATTTTGGTCGTTGACAATACACGATCAAACGACATAACCTACGCTTGCCACGACGGCAACACCAAAGAAGCACATAAGTGCCGCTTGTTCTAAGATGTCTTTTATGTCGTCATATTTCTGTATTTGTCTAAAACTATTTATGATTGTTTTCATTTAATATCCAATACTTTACGATTGGAGTTCGGAGTTTTAGACAGCGCGATAGTCAATAGTCCATCT